AGGAGAGACCTGACGGCGTCGCCTAACCGTGGTGTCCATTTCTTGACACACTAGGGCTTGTGGCCGTTCACGCAGGGGCGCCGACGCTACGGTACCAACACCGTGTGGGGACGGGGGCCACACGGGCGGCGAAAGCCACGACGATGTCCCAGGAACCCCGATCGGACCCGGACCCGACCCTTCCCCCATCCCGACCCTACGCGGCCCTGGCGAGGCAGTACGCCGCGGACGTCCTCGCCGGCCGGATTGTCGCCGGCAAATGGACGAGATTAGCCTGCGAGCGGCAGCAGCGGGACCTCGAGCGGGAGCGGGACGACCCGGCGTGGCCGTATGTGTTCCGGCTGGGGGCCATTCAGGCGGTCTGCCAGTTCGTGGAGCGGCTGCCGCACGTCGAGGGCAAGTGGGCGACGGCGACGATCCGGCTCGAGCCGGCGCAGATCTTCCTGCTGGCGTGCCTGTTCGGGTGGCGGCAGAAGGCGGACGTCACGCGGCGGCGGTTCACGACGCTGTACTGGGAGATGGGGCGGAAGGGCGCGAAATCGACGCTGATGGCGGCGATCGGGCTGTACCACCTGCTCGAGGAGGGCGAACCTGGGGCGCAGGTCATCTGCGGGGCGACGACCGGCGACCAGGCGCGCATTGTGTTCACCATCGCCGCGAAGATGATCCGCAAGGCGGCGTGGCTGCGCGCCCGCGGGCTGAACACCCTCGCGAACAGCATCACGAGCGCGGATGGCAGCATGCGCCCCATCAACGCGAAGGCGTCGACGCAGGACGGGCTGAACCCGTCGTGCATCATCCTCGACGAGTCGCACGCGCAGAAGTTTGAGCTGCACGACGTGTTGAAAAGCGCCCAGGGCGCGCGGCCGAACCCGCTGCTGATGTGTCCCACGACCGCCGGGTATGACCTGCTCTCGGTCGGGTACGCCCTGCGCGGCACGCTCTGTAAGGTGCTCGAAGGCGTGTTCCACGCGGAACATGTGTTCGGGGTCATTTACGCGATCGACGAGGGCGACGACTGGCGCGACGAGCGGGCGTGGCAGAAGGCGAATCCGATGCTGGGGGTCGCGCCCCTGATTGATCAGGTGCGGCGCCATTGCCTCGATGCGCAGCAGACACCCGGCAGCGAAGCCGAATTCCGCGTGAAAGTGTGCAGCGAATGGCGCAACGCGGCCTCGACCTGGCTCTCGCTCACGGCCTGGGATGCCTGCGCGGATGCGACCCTGACGCTCGACGCCTTCGCGGGGCACCCGTGCTGGATCGGCGCGGACCTGGCGCAGCTCGACGACCTGGCCGCCGTGGCCTTAGTGTTCCAGCGTGATGACTACCTGATCGGATTCGTGCGCTGCTATCTGCCGATCGGCGTGGTCCAGGATCGCGCGCGCGCCGTCCCGGAATATCGGTTATGGGTCGAACGCGGCGAGCTCGTGACGACGGACGGGACGATGATCGATTACAGCCGCATCGAAGCCGACATCCGCGGCTGGTGCGCGCAGTTTCAGGTGCGGGATATCTGCTTCGACCAATTCGGCTCGGTGCAGATGAGCGGTGCGCTGTTCAACGATGGGTACCCGGCGCGCACCGAGCAGAAGAACGCGCGGACCGCGACTGGTCCGGCGCGCGAGCTCGAGACGCGCGTGAAGCACGGCCGCTTCCGCCATGATGGGAATTCGTGCCTGCGCTGGCAGGCGAGTAACGCCGTCGTCGCGCGCGGCGTGAATGATTCGCTCGTGCCGAAGAAAGAAACCACGATGTCAGCGAACAAGATCGACGCGATCGACGCGCTGGTGTCGGCGATCGGCGGCGTGCTGCGCACCGCTGAAGAACCGACGTATTCGATCCTGATGGTCGGATGAAGAAACCGCCGCCGAAGGTCCCGTCCGCCGAGCTGCATTTCCGCCTGCCCGCGGAACACTACGACGACGTGTATGCCGCGGCGCAGGAGAAGCGGCTCACGGTGCCCGAATGGGTGCGTCAGGCGATCCGCAAGCAGGTCCTGAGACAGAACCTAGACGACGACTAACTTGAACTTGACAATAGGCGCCACCCGTGGAACGCGCCTATAGCCTGCTCGAGATCAAGTCCGTCGCGGCGGAGCGCCGCACCTTCAGCGGCATCGCCTCCACGCCGGAGCTCGATCGCCAGGGCGACATCGTCGACCCGGCCGGCGTGACGTTCAAGAACCCGCTCCCGCTGCTCTTTCACCACGACCTCCGGCAACCGATCGGGACGGTCGTCCTGACCAAGACGCCCGACGGCATTCTGTTCGAGGCGACGCTGCCCACGATCGACGAACCCGGGCCGCTCAAAACGCGCGTCGATGAAGCCTGGCAGTGTGTGCAGGCCGGCGTGATGACCGGCGTCTCGATCGGGACGCGCATCCTCCGCGGCGGCGCCGAGTACCTCAAGTCCGGCGCCCGGCGCCTGACCCGCACCGAAATCTGCGAACTGTCGCTCGTCACCCTGCCCGCGAACGCGAACGCGTCCATCTTGCTGGTCAAATCGCTCGCGCCCGCGCGGCGCACGGAGAAGTCCGCCATGAAGCAAACCGCGACCGAACACATCCAGAACCTCGAGAACAAGCGCGCCGTGCTCGCCTCGCGGATGACCGAGATCATGGAAACCGCCGCCGGCGAAGGCACGACGCTCGAGCCCGAACCGGCCGAAGAACATGACGGCCTGCGCGACCAGGTCAAGAGCATTGACGCCGACCTCGGACGCTGGCGCGAAATGGAGAAGCTCCAGATCACGACCGCGACGCCGGTCCCGTCCGGGCTGTCCGGCGTCCGCACGTATACGCAGGTGTCGGTCCGGCCGAACGTCGACCCCGGCATCCGGCTCGCCCGCTTTGTCATCGCGAAGCTGGCGTCGAAGTATTCCGACTGTTCGGCGGCCGACTACGCCGCGAATCGCTGGAACGACTCGACGCCGGAAGTCGCGCTGGCGCTGAAGGCCGCCGTCGCCGCGGGCGATACGGTCAACGCGACCTGGGCGAAGCCGCTGGTCAACCCGGCGATCGTCGAGGACTTCCTGCCGCTGCTGCGCGCGGCGACCATCCTCGGCAAGATCCCCGGGCTGCGGAACGTGCCGTTCAATGTCAATGTGCCGTCGCAGACCGCCGGCGGGACGATCCAGTGGGTCGGGGAGCTCAAGCCCAAACCCGTCAGCGCGATGGCGTTCGCGATGGAGAACCTCGGCTTTGCGAAGGTCGCCTCGATCGTCGTGCTCTCGCAGGAACTCGTACGGTTCAGCAACCCGTCCGCCGAACGCCTGGTGCGCGACTCGCTCGTGAGAGACATCGCGGCCTTCCTCGACGGCCAGTTCATCAACCCGGCCGTCGCCGCGGTGGCCGGTGTCAATCCGGCGTCGATCACCAACGGCGCGCCGACCGCGGCCGCGACCGCGTCACCGTGGGCCGATATTCTCGGGCTGATCAATCACTTCGCGACGAACAACATTCCGGTCGACGGGCTGACGTTCATCCTGTCGCCCGCGAACGCCCTGGCGCTGTCGTTCCGCATGAACAGCGACGGGTCGCCGCAATTCCCCGGCATCGGCGTCGGCGGCGGGACCTGGAAGGGCCTCACGTTCATCACCAGCAACGTCGCCACGACGAACGTCGTCGCGCTGCAGCCGGCGTACATCCTCTACGCCGACGATGGCGGCGTGACGATCGACGCCTCAACGGAAGCCTCGCTCCAGATGGACAGCGCGCCGGACAGTCCGATTACCGCGACGACCTTGCTGGCGTCGATGTTCCAGATGAACGCGGTCGCCATCCGGGCGGAGCGGTACGCGAACTGGAAGCGCGTCGGGACCAACACCGTGAAATACCTCACCGCCGCGGCCTGGCCCGGGCCGACCGGCGCCGAGATGGTCGCCCCCGAAGGCGAGCGCAGCTGGCCGCAAGCCTAACGTCGGCCGATGAGCGTCCTCAGCGCGATACGGTCGCGGCTCGGATCGGTGTTCACGGCCGCCGTGCCTGTGGGCGGCGGCGGCTACCTGCCGATCGTCCGCGAACCGTACACCGGCGCGTGGCAACTGAACGATTCGATCACGACCGAATCGGCGCTCAGCAATCCGAGCGTGTTCGGCGTCGTCTCGCGCATCAGCCAGGACATCGCGAAGATCGCGCCGCCGCTGCTGCTCGAGCAGGACGACGACGGCTTCTGGATCGAAACGACCAACTCCGCGTACACGCCCGTCCTGCGGCGGCCGAATCGGTACCAGACGCCGCAGCAGTTTTACGAGCAGTGGGTCATCAGCAAGCTGCTGTACGGCAACGCCTACATCCTGAAGGACCGCGACGATCGCGGCGTCGTCAGGACGCTGTCGGTCCTGGACCCGGCGCGCGTCGTCCCGATGGTCGCGCCGGATGGCAGCGTCTATTACGAACCCTC